CAGGGCCCATTAGGCGGGGCCTTCTTAAGGCACTTCGCGTCGTCCAGCTGGAGTTTAGACTCCTGGGCGAGCTTCCTGATTTAACAGGCGCGACGTGTTTAGACCTTAGGAAGGATTGGGACCACAAGGTCCCTGTCGTGATGCGGATGCCTACCCTTTCAAAGGGAGGCAAGACAAGACGTCGTGTAAGATTATCGAAGATGACTTCGGCTCTCTCGAGCTGCAAGCGCATTTTTGACGCTCCTTGCATGACTTGTGATCACGGTAGGGGGCAGGTGGCAAAGGAAGAGTGGGCTGATCGAATGGCTGAGACTCCTAATGAGGTGAAAGGCACCTGGTGCCATGATCCTTATTGGTTGTTGAGGAGGCATGTTCGATCTCTCGCCTTCGGGTGGGGCGAACGTTTGGAAAACGCTCGCAAAGAGTGTGTGGCGGGCGGGGTTAGAAGAAGTGAGAGTGGGGTTTACATCCCTGACCAGCAGGGGTGTTTTGAAACGCGTCAAGGTGAAGGTGGCACTCTTGCCACCGATCCTTCAAAGACTTCCATGGACGATTCGCTCGTCCGCTTGGGAGTCGCCAAGACTAAGGGAAAGCTTCGTGTCGTAACGATGCAATCCGCTCGCGTGAAGCGAGTCTTGACGCCTGTTCACAACGCCCTCTACGACCATTTGTCATCCTTCGGATGGCTGGTTCGTGGGGATGTGAAGAAGGAAGATTTCTTGGCCGTCCTGGATGACCGGAAGGAGGGAGAAGCTGTCATTAGTGGCGATTACGAATCCGCCACCGACAAAATCTACCTCCGTGCCGTCGATGTCATCGTGGACGAGCTTTCGAAGGATGGGGATTTGACGGAAGAAGAGAGAAGAGTCCTGAGAGGTTCCTTCCAACGCCTGCGTTGGATGAACACCTGCACGGGGGCTATCAGACCTATTCTTAGAGGCAGCATGATGGGGAATCTTGTGAGTTTCCCACTTCTGTGTCTCTTGAATAAGGCCTGCTTCGATATCGCCAGCGATATCGGACGAGGCAGCGGGGCCAACCGCGTCGGTCGTTTTAACGGCGATGACTGCTTGTTTGCAGGTGATCGGAAGTTCTTTTCCCTCTGGAAAGAGGTTACTGGAACTTTCGGACTTTGTGTCAATGTTGAGAAGACCGGCTACTCAAACATCTCTGCGGATTTGAACTCTCAAAGGTTCTTTCTCCGTAGAGGCCAGTTGGCCCCTAAACCCGTCCTATCGTTCTTCCGCCCCTATAGAAAAGAGCCTGGATGTCTCTTGACAGAGGTGCTCGAAGGTATTCGTACTTTTCGCGGTGAGGTCAAAAGCCTCGTCGTGAATTGTATGATGAGATTCGAGATCGCCGCTAGGCAGATCGACTTGTCGACTCTGTCTAAGAGAGATTTCCAGATTCTTTCCAAGAAGTCTTGGTTTCGCCGCGCCTTGACGGATGGCGCGGCCCCTACAATTAAGAAGGGTGTACGTCGTAGTGTCGAAATGGTCATAGGGCCGCCTCCTAAGGCCTTCCTATACGGTGTTTTTGACGTTATGACGAAAGACGTCGCGGGGGATATGGTCTCGAGATGGACGGGGGTTCCCGTTAAACCTGAAAAGGTATCCATCGACTATCCTTCATACCGCGAGCGTTCCTCTCAGACACCCTCTTATCAACCTCCCTCTTTCCGTGTCCTCCAGCGGGGACCGAAGTTGTGGTCGTTTGTCTGGCCTCGGCCAGTTTACGAACACTTTATGATGTACGAAGATCGAGCCTTTGTCACCCAAGAGGCTCGCCGATCGCTATGGATCGACGATCATCCTTGTTTACAGGTGAGTGTAGACTTGGTTAGTACTCGTTTCGTACGCGGATCACGTAACTTCCGTACCTACTTTGGACCCCCCGCATCTCTTTCGCCTTGCTCTCTTCCACAGGTCAACTGTGGCTACGCCTAATGAGTTGCGCAGGAGCTTCTCCAGCTGGGAGATGAGTTGTATTAAGTGGGTCCATTCGTCCGGGACCCTCAGGGATGTACGCGAATACCGTATCGGTTAGTCGTGTAGGCCCATTTCGGCGTGTCATGCGTTTAGGATTCGGAGCCCTCTCAAAGGGCCACGGAGACTCCGAGTCTCCCTCCGGGGACGCAAGAATCCTAACACACTATCCTACAGCCCCAAGAGGCTTGTGCCCAACGACCTGGCCCCCCCTCCTTCTGTGGAGGGGAGCAGCTGCGCCCGCACTAACCCTGGTCCTTGACAAAGGACCTTGAATCTCCCTGCGTTTCGGGAGAGGGATTGGGAGCGGCCGGGCCTCGCTTTAGTAGGCCACGGGGACGGAGAATGTGTTAAGCAAATGGCATGGTGGAATGAACGTGCTACCGCAGTTATAATAGCGGGATAGTATGCGTGCTGCCCCTGAGGGCGAAGGAGTGTGGGGTGTGGCGGGCATAGTCCGCGGCGGCCAAATCAATTAGCCGTACTTAATACCGCTTGTCGGCCATGGGAAACCAGCCATAAGCTCAGAACTCAGCATCAGTCCTGCTGTTGAGAGCCCTTCGACGGGGTAGTTAATGCGAAAGCATGGTGGCGCACAGGGTCCTGCCC